GATGATATGAGTTGACATATTCTCAGGCTTTGTAGGTGCATCGGGATTTTCCTTCTTGTTATATGCGCTCATTACGTGAGATAGTCGGTTATACTGATTCATTTCCACATACCATAACTTCTTCGCCTTCGGAGCTAAACGTTCTAGCTGCTTAACCATAGGTCGCTTATCTGACTGTAGGTTATCCCCATCCGATAGGATCAGTACGTAAATATCGTGTCCGTCTTCGTAGTCGTAATCGTCTGCCATAGTATTAAGCATTTTTACAGCAGGGGAGATTAGTGTACCCCCGTCTGCACCTTTAACGAAACATTCTTCAAACGGAACTTCTACCCCACCGTCTTTATTAAATGTGATATAGCGTGCATATACTGTTGAGTTATGTTTGACTTCTAACATTAGCTTCGTCCAATGCGCTACACATTGAGCTATATAAGATTCCCACGCACCCATAGAACCTGTACTGTCTTTTGCAACCAGGAGAATAGGTTGAGTTTCAGGACGTTCCGTAACTGGTTTAGGTGGAAGTAGACCCACTACTTCAGCTAGACGTTTCGTTGTTTCTCGGTGCATCTGTAGTTCACCTTGCGTAGGGTGGGCGTTTCGGATTATCTTTTCAGATACCAGGGCTTGTACTAAAGACATACGTTCGTCTTCTTCCTGTTTAGCTTTTACCTTCTCAGGGTCAACTGTATGCGTAACCGTTTCAGGTTCATCAATGGGGTGGTCTTCAGCATCTACAAGATTAAGTTGTCCTGTAACATTTACTGGGTTACCTGATCGTGCTTCTAGTGCTTTAATTTTTTCAGCTTGCATACTAACCATTTCCGCTAACGTGGCATTCTCTTTGATAAGCTCATCGATGATTACGTATATTTCGCTCTTGGCTTCCTTGTGTGCTGCATTTATCACCTGCATTGCTTTATGTAACGTTTGAATTTTATTCGTTGTCATTACTTTTTACCCCTCTCGTTTTTTACTCGGTCTATAATTTCTTGGTCTTGTCTTAAATCTTCTTTATACCATTCATAAGCAAGCCATAAGAAGAACAGTTCAAATGATCCTGCTACAATAAACGCAACTAGGATACTAAGTAAATCGTACCACATTACTAGTTGTCCTCTCGGTTCTTAAATGTCTCTTTGTACCATTCATTAACTTTTTTAACCTGGTAACGTAAGTTAACAATCATAAGCGGCAGCCACCCTACTATAATCAGAAGAGCATACAAAGGGAATAGAGCAAATCCTCCCCACGGGTCATTAAATATAACATACAACCATAATGCTACACCAATAGCTAAGTAAACTGCGATCGCTCCTATGATCCACCAAATCATATTTCTTTACCTGTTGCTGCTTTGTACATATGTGTTGCAACCATCATAGCGTAATTCGCAATATCAGATGCTTCTTTAACAACAGCAATTTGCGGTGAGTTGATTGCTAAACCTAGATGCATGACATTATCCTCAAAACAAACTGCCTTACGTTCCATCTTCTCTTGTAAGAAGCGAGGGTCGCAATCATACCAACTCTTTTTAAAATCATTCTTCTTAAGTTCTTCTTCCATCTTCGCAGCAAACCATGCTACAGCAGGACGAACCTCTGCTAAAGGGTTTGGGTTTATAGCTTCACGCATAAATATACATTCACCGCTTGAGATAGTGATGAACTGCCACCCTTCATTACCTAACTCCTGTAGCTTATCTACATCTAAATTACCGTGGTAGTGAGGGTCAGACAGCTTTCCTAGTAATACTTTCTTATACTCGTACTTCTTACTTTCCATGCTTACCCTCCTTCCAACTCGTTCCTTTGTTACGTTGGATGTTATATGCAGCTCTAGGAGAAAATCCCATTTTAATGAGTTTCTTCACGTTTTTGTATCCTTCTTCACCATAGAAAGTAGATACCGTCCATGCTTCCTCTTCTTTGAGACCTAACTCTACTAGCTTCTTACCAGTCTCGTTAAGCTTAAACTCCACATTACTACAGGAGATAGAACCACCGTACATAGTTTCAAACACAGGTAGTCTGCTCTTACCTTTACCTGAATAGGCAACAACGGTCTCTATGCCCCCTACTTTAACCATAGTACCATCATCTTTCTTAAAGTACATTGTTATATCTGATCCATTTGGTTGCTTACCTAACACGATTAATTCCTCCTCGTTTCGGGAATGACCAAAACATTTCTGCATGACCGCAATCCTGGCACCACTTGATAATCTTACCTGTTACATGTTCGTGCGGGCACATGTCCATTATACGATTATGAGCGTGTTCGATGTTCTTATCTAGTATCTCTAGTTCAAACTCCGTTTGTCTTCGTTCTGCATATAACTTATCAAGATACTCCTTAGCATCTTCCATTAGCATTCTAGCACCTCCTAATCCATTTCTGCCCCACATTTTGCACACATATCGAACTTTTCTGAGCATTTGTTACAATATTTAGGCACACGAGTATTTGGGTTAGTACCGCTCGCTTTACAAAGCCTACATTCAAATCTAGTAAGTGCTTGACCTGCAACCCCGTTTCTGAGGTAATGGCAAGTCTTACAATCACGTCTTCGAATGCGTCTCTCCTTGTTTACGTCTTTTTCGTAGTCATCCAGGACTTTTTTCTGTGTTTCGTAATACCTTTTAGCCCAATGAGTATCTAGCTTTATTTGCTCGTGAATATCTTTCACCATGCCACCTCTATTCTGCATCTTCGTCCCAACGCTCGACTCGACCTCTTGTATACGACCAAACACCATTACTTTGCAAAGTTTCTAAAGTAATTTGTACAGGCACATACTGAATCGATAACTCATCTTCAATAAAAGCCGATGCCATGTCTTCTGTAGGTAAGAAACAACTTGACGATAAATCGCTTGTTTCGTCCTCTGTTTTGAAGTCATAAAACACATCTTCTTCAAACTGATAGGCAATTGCCCAAAATACCATTCCTTTTTCCATTACCTCTTCCTCCTGACATCAACCGAATCCATTTGAAACAGCGGTTAGTATGATACTACTTGCTGTTCTATGTTCTTCTTCAGTGTAGTTAGCTTTATATTCATCGGTACAGACACTCTTACCGTGCCACCAATCATCGAATATAGTAAAGACGTTATCTCCCTCACTCTTAGCAAGGGCGGAATAATGAGCGTAAGCTTCAGCATACATTTGCGCTCCCCACTTATTGAGCTCTTCCATAACCTTGTCTTCTTCCTTTTTGTTCTTAGGTCTAAATACGTTTAGTCGGAATTTCATCGTCTACACCTCTCTTAGTCATTTTAGCTCTACCGACCACTTCAACAGTGTTCATAGTAATAAACTTGACTGAGCGAATAGATGTAACCTTTCCTTCGGCACCGTTAGCGAATGTCAACACATCTCCTACGACAACATCCTGGTTACTACATAATTTCCTGAAAGGATGGATTTCGTCTATCATCGTCTACGCCCTCCCTGGCTCTCTCGAAGGAGATCATAGTATTTCTTTTGGAACTCTTCTTTTCTTTTTCGTTCATAATTTATAGTTCGTTGCATAGATTGTACTATAGCAGGGTTGTCACTACGGTACATTTTATCTGCTTCACGAGAGAGGGAACGGATGAGGGAACTCTTAAGAATCTCCTCATCCACTGTTAGTTCCTGTTTCTTCGCTCTCTTCTTTAAGCGCCCACCGATGTAGACTCCTATATGACTAGGTATCTCATCTTTCACCTTTTCGTAGAGTTCTTCGGGCATTACGTAATAGTTAAAGTGCCCGCAGAACGTCTTGTTGGCTTTACTGCGGAAGTCGGAAACAGATACCTTTATCTCGTAGCAGCGCCAAACGCCTTTCGTATCATACGTTAAGTAATCGACACGTTCTTTGCCCCACCAACCGATAGTAACCTCGAAGCAAGCGAATACTCCCTGCTTCTTGGTCGCACCGTATATCTGTTGTTCCATCTGTACTGTGAGCTCTGTTTTAGCCATTCTAGCACACGCTATCTAAATTACGTTTTCGATTGACAAGAGAGTTCCAGTTGTCTTGATAGCTATTAACAAACCCGATAATATCTGATCCGAACTGTTCATGTTTATCCGTCCAACCGTGTCTTACAAATTCTACAATTTCATCGAACATCTTAGCATCCGATTTATTATGCGGAACCTTCTTATCAGGGAACAACCCAGTATAGAAGTAACGAATAAGTCCTGGTTTATCAGTGTCCTCTAAATAAGTTAGGTTATGAAGTACTAACTTTTTCATTGCTCGTTCTGTTTGAGTAGTGCCTACAATGTGTTCATATTCTAAATGTGTGAATCCTTTTGGTTCAGGGTTCAGTTCTTCACCTAATTCTTCTTTAATATTTCTCTGTACAATCGGTCGTTCTTCGGATTCAAGTTGTCGGAACAGACGATTTTCTGCTTTAATCAGTAATCGTCCATAGCAATTAATTGTTTTGTTATACAAATGAACCGACACGACAATTGAGCGCTTCCCGTCTGTCAATAGAATATTATAATCATCCGTATCCATGTCACGGTCTCTCATGTTACGTAGAGTGAACTTTCTCATCGCTTCTTCTAAGACGCTATCAGGGAATTTATCCTGGCGTGTTTCAATGATACGTAG